TCGGCCACGCGAAAGCCAAAGCCGTCCAGCACAGCCAGTGCCAGGTAGGCGCTCAGGATGTAGGCCAGGGTCATGGGCCGGATGTTCTTGGACAGCCAGGAGTCCGACGCCATGTCGGCCTTCCAGCGATCTGACACGCCAGCCTGCTCGGACTTGTATAGGTCGGTCTCGTTGGCCATCTTGGCCAGCTCACCGTCCTGAGCCATCTTGGCCAGATCAAGTTGAGCTTTGGCCTTGGCCTCTGGGTCTGGAATCAGTTTGTCGATCAGCTTGCCGCCGACCTCAAGAAGGGCAGTCAGTGGAAACATGGCTTAGCCTTTCGATGTGGTGATCTGGTCGTCGCCCTTGCTGACGGTGACCTTTTCGCCTTCAACCGTGACCCGCATGGGCTGCTCTTTGCGGTCGAGTTTGTCCAGTTTGTCGATCAGCTGCTTCATGACCTCAAACTCGGGCTTCTCTTGCTTGGCGTTGGCACCAGCAATGCCGTTCAGCATGGAAATCAAAGCCGTGAGGGACGCACCAAGCAAACCCATCACAGCAGCGATCTTGTCCTTGTCCAGCACCAGGCTGGAGGCCACGCCGATGGTGACGATCAGGGTGATGTAAAACAGGCCGTGCTTGCCGATTGCCCGACCTGCCACATCCTTGGCTGGAGAGTTTGCCTCCAGCTTGTTCAACTCGACTTTGGCTTGCGCCTTGATTAACTCTATCTGGTGCAGTTGCTCGTTCATCATCCACCCTTCATGTGGCCTGCAAGCCACGCAACGACAGCGCCGACGGATGACGCAATGGTCATGCCCATCCAAAAGCCGCCGCGCCCTTTGTTGGCCAGCGCAAGCAGCTCCTCGACGTTGCGTTCCATCTTATCCACCTTCTTGTCCATGTCCTGGACTTTCTGCCAGAGGACGCCGTACTTCACCAGATCGATCTCATTCCCATCCGCCATGACGTCATCCTCCAACATCAAAGGCCTTGGCCAGGCGTGACGTAAACGGTGGTGGCTGCTGAAGCCAGACCGCTAAAGAAGGTGTCCTTGTTGAAGCGCAAGACCTCAACAGCACCAGGCAATAGCACGATGGCTGCCGTAGGTGAGCCAGCGGTTGGAGCCACGGCTGCAGCCTGGGCCAATGCTGCTGTTGGGCCTGTGCCCAAGAACACGGTGTTGGTTCCAGCATTCACAAAGCGGTACTGACCTGTGGCTTGAGGATTGAACTTCTCAAAGACAGGTGCTTGCACGCCGGTAGGCGCTGTGCCTGCAGCAGCCACCACGACGGTGTTGCCAATGGGGTTAAATGCAATTTGGCTATTGGTCGACATAATTTGTTTCCTTTAAAGTGGTCGTGCAAATGAGCCACTGAGCGTGCAAAGACCAGGGCCGGGGTTGTATGTTTGAGGCGCAGCGCCTTGGAAAATACGAACATCAATGTAGTCGGTTGTTCCATTCATTGGTACAAGAGCGCTCGCAACCAAACCAAAAAAAGTGCTTGCAGTAACTGCAGGCCCTCTTATGTACTCAGCTCCATTTTTAAAAATAGAGATAAATGCATTACCACCGCTGTCTGGAAAATAATTTGCCACAGCATCTATTTGATAGTAGCCAGGGGTGGTTGGTGTGAGCCGATAAGTTACCGGGTCAAAGTTTGAGTTTGTGTCATAAACCTCATTGTTAATCGGCAGCGCAGTAAAAGTTCCTGTTGGGACGCTAACACTTGCGTTTTGATTTGCCTGAAACGCAGGGCCGTTAATTTCTCGGACTGTTTTCAACATTGCGGTCTCCCTTAATCAAGAGCAGCCAACTGCTGGTCAGTTGGTTTCTCAAGTGTTTTGTGTTCCCAGACGCTGATGTAACTTGGCGATCCGTCTGAATCGTTCATCAAAACAATGGTGCCGTTTGAAAACACTTCTTGAGTGTTTGCAAGCTCAGGATAGATGGCAATGATTTTGTCGTAGAGTTCCATGATTTGTCCTTTCAAGGGTTGCGTGCGTAGTCGATTTGCATTCCGCAGAGTGCAAAGCCAGGGTTGTAATTCTGCGATGAACCAGAAGTTTGGAAAACGAAGAACTCAAAATAATCTGTCGAGCCATTGGCGTACACCATGCAATCAACACCAGCGCCAGCGCCTGCTGCAGAGTTAATTACGTTTGTGCCTCGGAAAAGTTCTGCGCCATTTTGGAAAATGGACACAAAGAAGTTTGTACCGCCATCGGGAAAGTAGTTTGCGCGAGCGTTGATTCGGTAGTAGCCAGCAATGGTTGGAGTGAATCTGTACAGCGAAACATCAAAGTTGTTGTTGCTGTCCCATGCCTCAACATCCAAAGGGATTTTGGTAAATGTCGCAGTTGGAACAGCCAAAACAGTTGAGGCGTTTTGGTATGCGTACACAGTAGGGGCGGAGCCAAGCGCTGGCCTTGGAGAGGCCAAATGCGTGCCACCATAGATGTTGTTGGTGCCACCAGTGCCCACGTTGTTTAGTGTGTTGTTGCGCTCCACAAAGTTGCCGCCATCCAGACTGGTCGTGAGGAAATAAACGGTGTTGACGTTTCCAGTCGTTGTGCCGTGCGCAATCCAGCAATCTTCAACAACAAAGTTCGCCCATGGGCCGGTCACATAGAAGTTTGCGCCGTCTGCAACGTCGTAGCCGTTGAACTCAAAGTAAGTCTGCTTGAAGTGGATCAGACGAGTTGCAACGCCTCCTGGCGCGTCGCCAACGTAAACGCCATACCCGTTGTTGCTCTCAATGACTCCGCCAATCCAAGAGAAGCCCTGCGCACCTCTGACCTTGACGCCACCGAAGTTTCCACCAAAGCCAGAAGTTGTGCCGCCGTTGTGACGTGAGTCGCACTGGATGAAAGTCACGCAGTTCGCTGTTCCAAGATCGCTCAGTTCAGTGTCTTCATTTACGCCAAGACCAGCGTTATAGGTGAACATGCACTGCAAGTAGCGCGTGGCCCAAGCGTAGCGATGGTAAAGGCCGTGTCGACCGTTGTTGTTTGAGTAGACGCGGAAAAACTGGCAGTAGGCTGGATTGCCTGAACTGGTCGTCGTGTTGTACAGGCTGATGCCGTCACGGCTGTTGACGTTGCCAGAACCATCTACACCGAAGTTTTCAAAGGTTGTGTAATAGTCCGAGCCACTAAGGTCAAGCGCATCACCTGTGCCGTAGTTCTTGATGACAGAAGTCTTTGGGCCTGCGCCAGCAATCGAGCATTCTGCCGTGACGGTGCTGGTGATTTTGTAAATACCAGCAGGAATGAACATTGTCTTATCGCTGTTCAAGCAATACAGGGCGCAAGCGTTCAGTGCAGCCGTGTCGTCGTTTGTGTCATCGCCGACAGCACCAAAATCTTTGACGCTGACCAGGTCGCGCATCTTGTCCTGTGCAGACCTGGCAACAGCAACACCAACACCACCCGCCTGCTCAAAACCAATCCAGTCTGAACCATCATCGTCTGCAAGGTCTGCAATGACGCCGACTTGGCCTTTGAACCCAGTGAATGAAATCAAGTCGCTGCTGTAGCGTTCTGTCGCAGCCGGTGCGCTGTAAACCGTGCTGCCGTTCTTGTTCATCACGCGAATGCTGTAGTCGCTGTTGACGTACAGGCGACCAGGCGTGCCGTTACGTGATGGGTAGCCGTTGAGGGTGCGAATGGGCTGAGGGGCTGCGATGGTGAGCGCTGCGTCCCAGTAGACGTTGATGGGATTGCCTTGGGGGTCGAGGTTGGCAGCGCCAATCCAGATGTAACCGTTCTCCAATGGCAAGCCGTCCGTCTCTGTGAAGATCGGGAAGGTTGGCTGGATGCTGAGTGCGGACATTTACTGGTTCTCCTGGTCAAATTGGCGTCCTGTCTGGACAGCGGATTGCAGCCACTGCACTCTCGCGTCCAGGGATTGTGGCAGCTTTGCTGCGTTTGCGAAATGGGTCATTGTGCTGCCTTGCGCTTTAGGATTTCTTCCATCGCTTTGATGGCGTTTTCCTTGTTGATGCCGCGCAAACCTTCTGCTTTCTCTGCGAGAAGTTCAATCGCACGTCGTGCTGCGCCACCTCGGGCAATGTCCACGCCAGTTTCCAAAGCCTGGGACATTTGGCCCTTGAGTGATGTGTCTGCGACAGCACCAAACATGCGATCCAGCTCGTTGACGAAGATCAGCTGGTTCACGATGTCGTCATCCAGCTTCATGCCGTACTTGCTGGCCACTTGGTTGGCCTGGTCGAGCGAGTCGATCAGGTTGGCGCGTGTGCCGTAGTTGCTGGTCAGCTTGCGCATGGCCGTGCCAAGGGCTTTATTGGCGTTTGGCGAGTCAAAGTCAATCTGAGTGCCTGCGGCCTTTTGCAAGTCATCGAGCGCCGTGATGGTGTCGGCATACTTGTCGTTGGCGGCTTTGTAGACCGGGAATCTTTCGCCGAGCGACTCATTCAGGTTGCGACGCAGATTCTTCAGGGCGCGTTCGGCCTGAGCTGTCAGGGGGTTGGCCATGTTTTTCTTGCCGTAGTTGACTTGGGTGTCAATGAACCGCTTTGCAGTGTGCACACCGAAAGCATCTGGCGCTTTGGCCGTGCTGAGGCGCTCCAAGACGGTGTTCAAGATTCGCTGGGCCGCCTTGTCGCCCTGAATGTCTGAGCCTTGCAGGATTGCCTTGGCCACGCCGTTCTCATCCAGTTCGACCCTGACGCCCAATGTGCCAAGCTCGTCCAGAAAAGTATTGATGGCAGGATCGTAATCCACGGCCTGTCCACGAAGTCTGCTTTGTGCGATGCGGTCGATGGCCTTGCCTGCTTGTTGGTTGGCATTGGCCAAAAAGTCAACGCGAGCTTGCACGGTGTCGCCAAGAATGTCGGCTGGTCGATTCATCGCCCTGAATTTGTCGCTCTTCTCGCCCATCTTGAAGACGTTGAGCATCTTGGTCATGGCCTGGCGGTCTTTGTCGGTGGCCGCCTTGATGCTGGCCACTGTGCCGTCCTTCCAGCCTTGCTTGATGGCCGTGGCCGCCTCGTTGTCCGGCACGACCTGCGAGCCAGAGAGACGAACGTTCACCAGGTCAACGGAATCAGGCGTTTGCGCCAGCTGGCTTTTGATGATGCGCTGATTCTCGGGTGCGATCTTTTCGCCCACCGTGGCCTTGATGCTTTGCACCGACTCTTTGAATGTTGGCTCGATCTGCTCACGGATGCCTGCACCTTTGGGTGCGACTGCTTTGGCCGCCGCCTGAGTTGCGGCTTTGACGATTTGAGGCGCGGCAGGCAGTAAGCCACCTGCAAGTGTTGCGGCAATTTGTCCACCAGTGCCTGCGCCCATTTCCTTGGCTGTTTGGCCAGCCGCACCAGCTGATGCGCCGCTTGCGACTTGCAAGCCTGGGGCTGCCGCCATGAGTTGGCCAACGCCTTGCGTAACAGGGCCAGCAGCGGCCTGCAATGTCTTGCCAATGGCTACGCTGCCTCCAGCAGTTCCAGCGCCTGCTGCGGTCGTTTGAACGATGCGCTCTGCGGCTGTTCGTGGTTCGGCCACGCCGACACGGGTCAGCAAGTCTTGCAGTGCATCGGTGGGCAGCGTGTAGGTCGTGCCAAACATGCTGTTGATTGAGCCGACAATTGGATCAGCGACAAGCCCTGCGAGGGTGGCCGCACCTGCGCCTGCGACAGCGCCAGGGATGGCCCCAACGCCAGCGAATGGAGCGCCAAGTAAAGCGCCAGCGGCTGCTCCAGCTGCTGGAAGTGCCAAGCCCCTGGTGGCCGCACCTGCAAGGCCTGTGGCGGTAGTTGATGGCTCAGATGATGCCGAGATCGTTCCACCAAGTTCAGCGGCCAACGCCTTGAGGTCAACGGGCTGTGGTGCTGCTGTCGCTGACTCTTCGGCCGTCGGGAAACGCACATCCACTTCAACATTCCGACCAGATTCGGTTGGGACGTTGAATTTTTGTGGCTGCGCTTTTGTGGCAGGCGTGAGAGTGCCACCAAGTTCGCGTGCGAGTGCTGCGTAATCCATTAAAGGCCAGCCCTTCTTTTGAATTCGTCCAATGCTTTCTGGTTGGGCGCTGTAAACACATTACCGTCAGGCAGGGTGATGGACAGCGGATTTGTTGGAGCCTGTGGGACTTGATAGCCACTTGGTGCAGCGCGACCAGCACGAGCCTTCAAAGACTCCAAATAGACCGGGATGGCCTCAAGTTTCTGTTTGCGCGTGTCTGCGTCATCGGTGAAAAGTGGGGTCAACTCTTCCAGTTTCTGCTTGGCTTCGTCTCGGTTCACGCCAGCGCCTGTTGCTGCACGAAGCAAGGCCTCTGACAGCGAGCTTGCCGCCTGGGTGAACTTCTGGCGATCTGTGCCGCGAGCAAGCGCTGCACTGCCTTCGCCAATGAAAGGCAAAGTGCCAAGAGCAGATTCAATGACTCCAGGTTTTTCAGCACCAGTTGTTTTGCCCTCTTTGGTGTACATCGCTCCAAGCATGTTGTTGTATGCGTTGGTCGCTTGTGCCAGCCAACCTGCTGCTTTGCGTTCGTCTTCCGTCGCAGCGCCTCCGCCGCCTTCTGTCTTTTTGCTTGGCAGGGGCAAACCTTTCAATGCCGCTTGGAAATCCAAACTCAGCATCTTGCCTTGGGTGTCAAGATTGCGTGTTTCAACTTTGAATTTGTTGATCTGCGCTTGCTTGAAACCAATGTCCGACAGTCTGGTTTGCAATTCCGTGTCAGCTTGCACCTTCTCTTTTCTGGCTTTTGCTTCTTCAAACTGACGTGTGGCTTTGGCTTTTGCAATGTCGTCAGTTGCCGTTTCCATTTTCACACGAGCTTCAACTTCAGCTTTGTCTGCTGCGGCCAGTTCTTGGCGCAGCTTGGCAGGCGCTTGCGCTTCTGTCCTGCGGTCTGCCTGCAGCTTGACAATGTTTTCAACAATTTTGTCGCCACCTGGCAAGCGCAAAAGTTCAGCCGTGAAAAAGTTTTGCGAGGCTGTAGGGTTTACCTCAGTAACGCCGCGCCAAGTCTCCAAGAACTTTGCGCCCTCTTCATTGCCTGAATTGCGCATTGCAACAGCCTCATCGCTGATCAACTGCTGAGCAATGTCATTTTCTCCAGCAAAAAGAGCAGACACCACTTTTCCGGCTCGGTTAAGTGCATTCTGTTTTTGCGCGTCTGTTTTTAGCTGGAATGCTTTGATGACTGTTTCGCTTTGATCTTTTGGCAAAATCATTGCAAGGTTTGAAACGTCTTCAACTGTTGCACCAGGCTGTCGTATCTTGGCCAAGCCTTCTTGAATCAGCCTTTGATTGGCCATCTGCTGTTGCTGCTGCTGTTGCTTGAGGCTGGCCTCTTGAATAGCTGTGCCAGTCTGAAAAGCACTCAGAAACGATTGTGTCGGGTCGGGGATTTGTACGCCGTAGTCGATGGGTTGCATGATGTGACCTTAAATTCCGTACTGTGCGAGAGTTGCATTGCTTGCAGCCCCTAAACCACCAACGTCTGTGAACTGACCAGCGCCGCCTGTCGGGCCTCCGAAAGTGCCACCAAAGCCACGATAAAGGCCAAGGCCACTTCCAATGGCAGACGGGATTGCACCAAATGCACGACCTTGGGCGATTTCTCCGCCTGCCAGCGCAGCACCTTGTTGCTGCAGAAGGTTTGTGACGTTTGTGCCCATGGCCTGACCAGCGGTTCCCACGCCTGCAGCAGATTGTTGGCCAAGCGAAGTCAAGCCACCAAGGCGGCTGTACTGCTGGTAAATTAATTGACTCAACAAGGCTGGACGAAACTGCGCAAGCGCTGCTTGGACGTTTCCGCCACGCAGGCCACCAGTGGCAGACGCACGCTGCAGCAAAGCCTCTTCGCCCTGCCTTGAAAGCGCCTGGAATGTTTCGCCACCTTGGATGCGCTCGATGGCTGCACGCTCGGCTTCTGGGCCTTGAAGTCCTAAAAAGGCCTGTTGCTGTTGCAGTGCTGGTTGTCCAGCAGCAACATAAGGGGCAAGCAGTTCTTGAATTTTGTCAAATTGTCTGCGTTGCTCTTCAATGCCAGCCTGAGCAGAACCCGCTTGCATTGATGCAGCATCTTTTGCTGCCTCGCCTTGCATGTAGCCAGAAACAAGAGTTGCGCCGCCTGCGGCAATGCCTGCCAATGCTGCGCCTGATAGTCCGAATGTCATTTTGATTCCTCCAGGTGCGGGTGTTGGACGGCCTCCAAAGCCAAAGCCGGTGCCGGGACGGTGTACATGTCCCAGATGGTCTTTGGATCAGTCTCGTTTGTTGGGTTCGCGTGGAATGTGGTCACCTCGACGTCGGTCAGCGCAACGCCAGCACGCTTGGTGTGGGGTTTGGTGACGCTCATGAAGCCAGGGCCGACATTGGCCGAGCCGTCGTCAGTTGTGACGATAAGGTTGCCTTTGCGAACAACAAAGAAAGACTCGTCCTTGTGCACTGCGCCGGTCAGGACTGTGCCAGCCGGGATGTACATGGTGCGAGCGTAGAGGCCATTGCAGAAGTCGTGATCGACTGGCATCTCAACCTGGGGCAACTTGAGCAGTTCGGCCTCCAGGCGATAGATCGGCAGGTGCTCTGCTGGCACTTGCTTCTCAATTTCCTGAACCGCAGCATTGCTCATGGGGCACTCCTGTGAAGGGTGAGCCACTGGCAGCTCGGACAGCTCAGTGCCGTTATTGTCCCACATTTGCATGGCCTGTCAATCCATCTCAAAGTCGCGCTCTTCCCAGGCTTGGCAAGAACGCAAGTCGTGACAGATGAAGTCGAACTTGCGGCAGTAGCCACGGAATCCAGCGTCAGTGTCCCAGTCGTTGCGCGGGATTCGCTCCATCAGCGCCTGCTTGTAGGTGCTGTTGTCGTAATACTCGCAGTTTGAGCAACGACGACGACGGGCCTCTTTCTCGTCAACCTGCATGGCCTTGCCCAATGCAACCCAGTAGACCTTGTTGGCCGTTGGCTCGTTACTTGGGTTTTCAGGGCCAAGCATCCAGTCATCGATGACGGTCTGGGTGTTCTTTTTGTTCTCGGATGCCGTGATAAATGGCATCGATTCAGGCAGGCCACCAAAGCCTGCAAGCATGATTTTTGGCATTTCCATGTCGATCTCCTTATGTGATTTCGCGACCTGATGCGCGGATGGTCAGCGCTGTGGCTGTGCCGGTGGTCGAGATAAATCCACCAGCTGCCAAAACTTGGCCAACCAGTTCGGGGAAGGTATAGGTCTCGTCCGGTGCAATAGCTCGGCTGTCCACGATCAAATTGGTCGCGCCTGCGCTTCCTCCAACGCTCACCAAGTTGACGCTGATTAAAGCATTGCTGGCGCTGGTGTTGGTGGCTGTGAATTTGTCGATGATGGCGGTGCAGTTGAGCGCCGTGTATTGCGTGGTCTGCGCGGCCTCCATCTGCTTGGAGCCAATGAGGGGTTTTGCTGTGACTGCCATGTCGTTCTCCTTAAGTGGCTTCTGCGCCGCTGGCGATGATGGTCAGGCCTGCGGATGCGGCCTGAATTTGAATGGTGTCGCCTGCGTTTAGCACCTCGATGCCGTTGTACTGCAGGGTGTTGTTTCCGGGAACGGACACGTCGTATAGAAACGCATTGCCAGTGCCTGCCGATCCTGCTGATGGCACCAAGAACACGCGCACATTGATGGCCGCGCCCGTGGTGTTGGCGATGCTGAATTCCTTGAGCAGCGTACGAGTGCTGGCTGGTACGGTGTACAGCGTGGTGACGCCAGTCGTGATCGCCGCTTGGCCAAGTTTGGTGGGTGTGATTACATCGAAAGCCATGTGAGCACCTGATTAGATCGCACGGATGCGGGAAGGTTGGCCAAAGGCAAGATGCCGTTCACATCATGCGCTAGCTCGACATTGTTGCGCACCGGGGCAAGCGCGAGCATTTCCAGAGCGTTGGCCATGCGTCCAATGCTGTCCAAAGCCTGCGCAGCTTTCTGGTCTGCTGTGCCTGCGTTGATGGCGGCATCTTTCGCCAAGCTGACAATCTGTGCCAGCGCCTCATTGGCTGAGGCTTGGGCTTGGCCAGCCTGAATCTCGATGCCGGGCGTGTCGCTGGATGGCGAGACCTGGTCGGCAACTTGAAACAGTCGCTCGAACTGCCTGATCTGTTCCTGGTTTTTCAGGAATGTCGCAAGCTGGTCGCGTGTGAGGTTGAGCTTTTGCGTTGCCATCAGAAGGCCAATGGCTCGATCTGAGCCTCAAGACGAATGAATGACAGGTGCGCTTGGCTGTCGCCACGGAAGCGCTGGATGCGCCAGTTGCGCATGTGGCCCTGCTGAAACCATGCCAGGCGCTTTTGGCTGTTGCCTGTGGTTCCGACACGGATGCCACGGTCTTGGCTCCATGCCTTGCCGTCCAGGCTGTAGCTGGTGGTGATGATCGGGTCGATGCCAAGCGCCACGCTGCCAGTCAAGCTCACCAGCTCAAGCTCGTTGAAGATCGCGCCATTGCTCTCGTTGTAGACGATCAGCGTGCCAAACTCCCAGCGCACAATCTGGCCCCAGTGGCTGCTGATGTTGTCCACCAGGTAGCCAATGTTCGAGGTCTGCGGGTCACCAATCAGCCATTTGTCGTAGGCCCAGACAAGGTTGCGTGCACGGTACTGGCTGAAGCCGACTTGGCTGGTGCTCAGGGTAAACCAAACCTGCTGCTGCAGTGCTGTTGAGGCGGCTGCGTCATAAACCAGCGTCCGGTCGGGCAGGTGCACATACAGGTGCTCGTGGGCTTTGTCGTTGCGTGCTTCCAGCTTGACGGTGGCCAGCTGCGCCTCGGTGTAGTCCAGCAGCAGCTCGTCAATCTCTTGCGTGCTGATCTTTTGGGCTGTGGCGTTTGCGCCCATGTAGATGCCTGGCGCTTCGTTGCGGCCAGAGCCAAGGAAGGCGATCATCTCCATGAACACGCAGCAGGCAAAGGTGCCAATGACACCCTTTTGCACCTGTGCGCCATCGATGCGCTGGAACGGGAAAAACTCACCGCCCACGTTGTCGAACACCTCGATGGTGTTGCGGTTGAGCGCATAAATTTCGTTGCGCAGCTTAAGCAATGCCACTACCGGATCGGGGTCGACTTCTGAGCTGCCGTACTTCAGTGGGTTGACCTGGGTGGGGTCTGACAACTCTGTCACCACCAGGAACTCTCCGTCAGTGGTCATGAAGTAGCCATCCACCCAAACCACGTCAAGCACGACGCCAAGGTCGGGATCGGTGACCTGAACCAAGCCAAGCGTGCTGCTCCAGTAGTACAAGCGGCCACCAGATGCGATAGCCAGGCGGTCGAAGCTGTAGTCGAACGTCACCAGGGTATTGACGGGGCCACCAACGTCACCCAGCACGGTCACGGTGCCATTGTTGGCCACAGACACGAGCTTGGTGCCCATGACGCGGTAGCAGACACCTTGCCAGTTGATGCCGCCACGGTCGATGCCTGGGCCGGTGCCGTTGGCCACAATGCCGTCACCAGGACGCAGAAAACCGGCACTGATGCCGGACTGCTTTGGGACTGGCACCAGGTTAACCGGGTACGACGTGCGCAGGTCTGGCCCGTTGTCAGCAAAGATGCCGTTGAGGATTGGAATCTGCATTCAGCTCACCACTTTTCTTTTGCCGACCAGTATGCCGCGCTCATCTTGCCCTTGGCGATGTTGTCGGCGTGCCTAGCCATAAATGATTCGCGCCGAGTTTTGGAAGCCTTAGACTCACCTTCTTTTTTTGGCGAGCCTTTGACGCCCTGCTGGCCAAAGCGAATGGTCTTGACCTGGTCGCCAGCCTTGGCCACCACGACATGGGACTTGGTTGGGTGCGAAGGCGTGCGCTTGGGCTTGTTGTAGCCCTCGACGCCTGCGCGTGCCAGTCTTGAGTCTTTGGTGGCCATGGTCAGAAGCTGATGTAGAGCTTGAAGGCTTCCAGCGTGACCACGTTGTTGGCCGTTGCTGGTTGCGCCGTGAAGGCAAAGGTTTGGTTCTGCGTTGCGTCCACGGTCAGCACCACGTTTGCGCCAGTGGACAGGCCGTGCCCGACCTGGTTGGCTGCGTTGCTGATCACCTGCGAGCTGCCACGGTTGCACATGAGCTTCTGAGCGCAGGCGCTTGCGTTGTTGGCCGCGCTGACTGCCATGAGCACGCCGCCGCCGTAGGACATGCCGATGTTCTTGGCTGAGGCGCTGTTGGTCAGGCTGTAAAGCGCATCGATCTCCATGCCGCCGCCGACGCCCATAGACCAGCCAGGGACAACGACAGACGCCAAGGTGACAGCGGTGTTGGCCACGGCAGCAACTGCGACGCCGTACCAGACCAAGGCTGTTTGTGTGCCGGACTGCGTGCCGCTGGTCGTGACGGCTGCGCCGCCTGCGGAAGTGGACACGGTGAAGGTGTTGGCCGTCAGCACTTCCTTGACGTAATAGGTCGTGTTAATCGCCAAGCCTGTGGGCAGTGCGCCGGTGGTGGTGAAGCGGATGGTGTCATTCACAGACAGGCCATGGCCAGTCCAAGTTACCACGCCAGGCGCTGCAATGCTGATCGTCACGGTGGCATCGATGTAAGGCAGGTCGATGGTGACTTCGTCTGTGGCTGTGTCAGCGTCCAGGACTTCATAAAAGCCAGTCACGCCAGTGCCGCCAGTCCAAGTGACGTACAGGCTCGCGCCTTGAGCCACTGCGTTGGTCAGGTCGTGCACGCCTGCGCTCACCAGTTTGGTGTTGCCAGCGTCGTCGGCATAGGTCAAAGTGGTGAAGGTTGCAGCAGGTTGCACCAGGCTGACGGGTGTCAGATTGCCAAGCACCAGCGCAGGGAAGCTGCGCAGCTTTGGTTGTGTGCCAACGTCATATTCGACGGTGGCATTGCGGTTCTGGATGCGGATGGTGCGGTCTTGGCCGTAGGGGCCAAAGGTCTGTGCGCTGTTTGACAGCGTGGCCAGGGTGGTGTAAATCCATGGTTGGCCGGGTTCGGCAGCTTGAATCTGCACGACGCTCGGTTCGTCGCCTGTGTTGCCGATGCTGATGGCTTGGCCATTTGGCACCAGGATGTCGAAATCACCGGAGATTTTGCTTGGTTGGATGAACATGATTGCTCCTTGGGGTTAGGCGATGCGATACCAGCTGTTGAGCGACTGCACAAAGCGCATGCGGAAAAATGCATTGGCTGCCAGTGTGGTTGGCGCTCCATTTGCTGCAGATGCGCCGTTCAGCGCCAGTGTGAATGAAGTGATAATCTGCGTGGTCGTGACAAGCACCTCGGTGCCATCAGGCGTCTGGGTGTTTAAAGGTAGCGTGATCGTGCCAGCAGCCAACGTTCCGGCAGGCTGGAGCAGCATCCACTGCTGCTGGCTGACCGGGGTGGGCACGGTGATGTTGAAGCCAGTGCCAGGCGTTGCGATGCTTGTGGCCAGCGTCGGAGCTGCGAAGGTTTGCTGGAAATACTGCAGCAGCGCACCGATGGGCAGGCGTCGAGCGTCTCCGTTGTTCGGGGTGTAGACGGGAATCTGGTCGCCAGGCGAGGCCTGCATGAGCAGCGGCAATTGGTTGATATAAGGCATTTTCTGCTCCTTCAGTTGTATTGGATTGGGCCATCTGGGCCAGCAAGCGCCGGATCAATTGGCGGACGGACAAACGGATTGTCGTAGACGCGCCAGGGCTTGTTGCCAGCACCGGCAGGCATGGTCGACGGCAGTTGCTGCGGGATTGGCGCTGTGGCGCGTTGCAGCAGGGTGTTGTAACTGTCCTTGGCCACAGCCTTGGTCTCGGGCATCAGCACCTTGCCGTAGCCTGGCGCAATGCGGATGGATAAGTTCGTGATGATGGCTTGGTTGGCGGAGTCAGGAACCAGCGTCGGCTCGTCCAGATCGCTGTCCTGTGGGCTGCCTGGCAGTGGGTAGCCCAGACGAATGCCTTTGCCGTTCCAGTCGGCAATCATCGCATCGAGGCGACGCATGGCGGATTGGAGCTGCTCAGGTTGCAGGTCGAAGACATAGGACGCAAGGCCGATTTCCTCGAATGCGGCTGCAACGAATTGGCGCTTGCTGTAGCCCATGTCACGCTCCTTGCATTGCGGTGTTAATCATGTCCAGCAACTTCTCGTCGCTGGTGCGTTTGGTAAATGTCAGGCCCAGTTCTTTGGCCTTTTCGATCAGCTCGATGCGGGTCGGTGGTGCGCTGTCTTCAGGCACAGCGGAAACAGCAGGGGCTTCCTGCACGTCAATGATTCGGTGGTTGATGCCGTCGATAGGCTTTGAAGGCTTGCGCACCTTCACGGGCTTTTTGCCCTTACGATATTTTGGCGAGAGGATGTTGTCTTCCATCACTTGCCCTTCTTTGGTGGTTTGGCTGTTTTTGCTGCGGCTTTGAAAGCTGCATTGCTTGGTGCGCCCTTGGTGCCAGGCTTGCGCATGCGCTCAGGCGTCTTCCCTTCGGCCTTTTGCTTCTCGATGCGCTCACGCTTGGCGTGAATGTTGGCATAGAGGCCGGGCTTCATTTCATGGCTTTCTTGGGTGCTTTGCTTGGCTTTCCTGCAGCCTTGGCTGCTTTGGTTGCAACGTTCAAAGCGATGGCCACGGCTTGCTTTTGAGGCTTGCCAGCTTTCATTTCCTTCGAGACATTTTTCCCGATGGACTTGCTTGAGTAACCTTTGGTCATTGGCATTTTGAGCTCCTATGCAGAAAGGGGGGCCGAGGCCCCCCAGTCTTTTGCCGGTTTACTGGTTGAACAACAAGATGCCGGACATCTCGGGGTTCTTGTTCACGACGCCAAACAGCGTGTCGAGACGGTACTTGATCGTCATGCTGTCGATGTCATAGAACTTCTGCATCACCAACTCGACGCCCTGGTCGGTACTTGCACGCATCACTGCGACGCCAGCATCGGATGGGACGGCATAGCGGCCAGGCAAGATTTCCAACGAATCACGCTGCCAGAACACGTTGACCTGTGCGGTGTTCACGTTCAAGAAGGTGATGGCGGAAGTGTTCGAGGCGGTAGCCACGTCCACGTTCTTGTACTGCAGCTGTGCATCGGTAGGTGCAACACCTTGAGCGCCGATGATCGGAGGAGTGATCACCAGGCTGGTGCCACCGGCAGGCACGCTCACGACACGGAATGTCTTGAGCTGGCCAGTCGATTGCTTGGTGATGTGGTGCACAGCGAACACGCCAGCGATGGTGAACGAATCACCAGCACGCACGTTGGTCGAAGAGCTCACGGTCACGGTCTGGAAACGGTTGTCCACGTTGATCTGGCCGCCCACGGAGGTGGAAGTGGCCTGAGGCGTGTAGTTGGCTTGAGTACCTGCGCCATCGGTGTCGATGGTGATGGATGCGCCACCAGCAGCAGCGAGCTGACGGTTTGCGTAGTCCATCTTGTAGGTGTCAAAGCCAGCGACCATGCCGACGTGCGAGCGCTCGTAAGCCTTGTCCGACTTCATGTTGCCAAAGCTGCGAGCAGTGCCAACCAGGTTACCAGCCAGGCCGTTGTAGTCGCGGCTGGACAGGGCCATGAAGCGGTCGTAGTCAGGCACGCCTTGCTCGTTCATGATGGCGTCGCACAGGGCCACGTCGTCATAGTCACCAGCAGCAGCGGCAATCGGCACAACCAAAGAACCCAAGCCAGCGGCTGCGTTCATGATGGCGATGTTGATATCGCTGGCCAGCTTTTGCTTGGCGCTGTCGCCCAAACGACCTTCTTGCAATGCGTCACGCAATTGCAGGGTGGTCATTTCCCAAGGCACAGTCTTGCTGAAGCCAAGGGTTGCAGGGACGGCCAACTGGGTCATGCCTTGATAGCCAGGGATCGGAGTACCAGGGGTGGTATTGATCGACTGAGCGATGTAAGGCTGTGGACGCCAGATGGTGTCGTTCGACCGAGCCATTTCGGTCTGGTTGGTGTTGTACACCGACACGTTGCGGGACAATACCAATGCGTCTTGGAAGCCTTCGAGGAGGTCTTCAAACGCGACGCGTTCTTCTTTGCTGAATGAGTTTGCCATGATGGGCTCCTAAATTTAAAAAATCATTTTGAAGCTGCTCGCTTCTGCGCCTTGTACTGAATGACTTTCGTCATGTTGCCAGTACGCGCCGCTTCTTCTCGCAGCCGTTCAAGGGTTGAGTCCACTGCGCCAGACACTCGACCAGTTGAGCTGATCATGCGTTCCGGTGCCGGGGCTGCCTTTCGGTTCGTAACTTTCAATTCCTTCTCCAGTTTCGCTACCGCAAAGGCAAACTTTACGGGGTCTTCGATCTTGGCCAGCTCTGTTGCCTTCTTCGGGTTTTTGCCGAGTGCGTAAATCACCAGAGCAGGATTGTCCGCGCCTTGCAGCACGACGCCTTGTTGCGTGATGTTGAAGAGTTCCTGGGCGACTGCCTCGGCATCCTCAAAATCTCGCACACGCAGCTCAGCTTTCGCCTTGCCGTAGCCGTCGAGCTTTTCCTGCCAGGCTTGCTTTTGCGCTTGCTCAGCCTGCTGAATCTTTTGGGATTCAGCATCGGCCACTCGCTTGCGGTCAAACCAGTCTGCCAGTGCAGCTTCGAACCTGTCAGCGTCATAGTCGTGATCTTCCAGCTTTGGCTTTGGCCCAAGGATGACCGGCTTTTTCTCGGTCGTTTGGGTCAGCTTGGCTTCGAGTTCTCGAATGCGCTTTTCCTTTTCTCTGTTTGCCTTACGCAGCTCTTTCACCCAACCAGGCGCATGAGCTTGCTCTTCGGGAGGTGGCGCTTCCTCACCAATGGAGACGATCACTTCGTCGGCATCATCCTCGGCTTGATCGTTGCCGGAGTCTTGATCTTGCTGGTCGGCGTCGGAATTTTGCTCGTCGCCCACTTGCTCAGTTTCGATCTCTTCGTCCTGGTCTTCGATCACCACGGATTCGCCGTCGTTGCTCTCATCTCCTGTAACTGCCTTTTTGTTCATTCAAATACCCCATTTGACTCACCCATTTAAAACGGCTGGGTGGGATTCCGTATAACCACATTCTCCACTAAAACGCTGTCATCTGACAACAGGTTGCACTTGTTCACCAAGCATTGCCTGCTGATTTGCCTCGATAGCGCTTAGGGCCATGTTTTGATCGATCTCGCCAGTCTTGGCCAAAGTCTCCGCCGTCTTGGCGCGAGACAGCTCTGCGTCGGCCACGGTCTTGATGGTGCTGGCGCGTGCCTGGGCAGCTTTGGCCACGGCCTCTTCGGCTGCAGCCTGCAAGAAGATCGAGTTCGGGTCTTCCTTCTGGTTTTGTGCCTCGGCCATGAGCACTTCCAGCTCTTTGTCGGTCGGCTTGACCACGCCCATCTTGATCAGGCGCTGGCGGAAGAAGTCGCGCACCTCGCCAATGCCCTCGCCTTCCATGTTCATCATGGACATGGCACCGAGCACCTGGAGGGTTTCTGGGTCTTGCGTGATCTGCATCATGCCGGTCAGGGCACGCACTGTGGCTGCACGTTTGGAGCTGGACGATGGGCCGACCTCGACGTTGACGTCGAACTTGGCAGCGCTCAGGTCGTTGGCCATGCGCACTTCGCCGGTTTCCTGGTCGATTGTGGGCGTCATCAGCTTGACGGTGTCGGTGGATTCGTCCTCGGTAATGACCTTCATGGTGCGGCCTTCCTCGATGTAGACGTCCTTTGCCATCGACAGCCACACCTCGCCGCAGCGCTTCATGGCTTTGGCAAAGTTGCTCATGTAGATGAAGGTCTGCATGTCCAGGCGCTGCTGGATCATCTCCACGGCCTTGCCGCTGATGTTGCTGACCATCTTGTCAGCGCCAGACGGGTTGCCCAGAATGTCCTGCATGTCCTGCTCGGTCACCTGCAGCAGGGCTGCCATGGCCGGTGGGATTTGTGGGCTGCGAGTGTAGGCCACAGGGCCGCTGATGCTTTGGCTGCCGTCGGGGCCAGTGATCGGGTTGATCAGCAGGTAAGGGTAATCCTTGAGGTTGTCCTCTGCCCACATAACCTGGTGGCCAGCGACCTGCTCAGGCGTGAGGATTGGCTTCTCGACGCTGGACAGGGCGCTGATCTCGCCCAGCTTGGACAGTTGCATGTTCTTCAGGCGCTGCGCGTCCTTGGCCAGGCGAACGTGGCCCATGCAACGCTCGACGTTGTCCACAAACCAGCGCTTGCCGTAAACCGGGATGATCGGGATGCACTTGCCTGCGATGTAGCCAGCGTCCTCAAGGATGCGGCCACCGGACATGATGTACTTATGAACCTTGCGCGACTTGATCTTGCGCTGGCGCACTTCTTGGCTGCCAATGGCAGCCAGGGTGTTCTCCAGCTCTGGGTCTTCCTCAAAGTCCTTTGAACGGTAGCGTTCCTCGGTGCCGTCGATGTTGCGGAAGATGCGGATTGTCTCGGTAACGTCCTCGACCTTGTAGTATTCCGCGATGTAAACCACATCGGGCGTGGCCCAGTCGAATTCGTACTGGTGCACGATCTTTGGCCAGTTGGTCGGGTCGTCGCCCCACTCTTTCTTGTAGGATTCATACGTCATCGAATAGACGACGTAACAGAAACGTGCGTCGGCCTTGTCCTGGCGCTTGGCGTTCAGGTCAAAGAAAACCGAGCTGTCGGCATCAAAGATCGGCTCGATCTGAATGCGCTGGCGCTCGTTATCCTCGTCCTCGTCGTCCTCATAGGTGGTGCGCAGACGCCAGGCACCAAAGCCACCGCCCACTGCTTCCTCGAAGGCGTTGTCGTAGGCCTCGTCGGCCACGCTGTCCTGCTCGTCGGCACGGTACAGACCGTCGCAGGTCTCGGCCAGCTTGTCGGACATGCTGCCGTCCTTGGACACGTAGTCCACGGTGATGCGGTTGTTGCGGTATTCGTTGATGATCCGAATGACCGACAGCATGATTTTGTTGACTTCAAACTTCGGCTTGTTCTCGTAGATTTCCCACAGGGGGCCTTCCCACTGAGCGCCGGACAAACTGTAGAAGCGTCGGTCTTGAAGGCATTGCAGCCGTTCGTCGCGCAGCGCCGTCTGGACGTTGTCGAATTGAGCCAGCGCTTCTGCGTGAACATTTGCTAGTCGCTGATCTTTTGAAATGCGTGCCATATTTTTGCCCTCGTTTCAAGTATTTTCGCACCGATCACCATCGATTGACAACCGGCAGCGGTTTGAAGCTGGCGGCCTTGTTGGCCGGTAGCCGCTGCACCAGGTTGATGGCGTCGAACATGGGGTCGAGCTGGTCGTCGTGTGCACCAGACGGGAAAGCGGCCACCTCGGCCAGGAAATCGGACAGCCAGGGCGCGTCGTGCGGCAGCAGGACATTGCCCGACTCGATAAACGGGGCTGCGTCGTAACCTCGACTGATCTTGTCCTTGTTGCGCTGCACGGCCACCACCGGGATGCCCTCGCGCCGGAAGGTCTGGATCAGGCCGGTGCCAGAAACCTTGTCTTCCACGTACATGCCGCGCATGGCAGCGCCTTGGGCCACGGGCCGCTGGTCGTTTAGGTGCTTGAGCCAGAAGGCCCTGGCCTGCACCAGCAGCTCAGGGGCCTCCCACTTGCCGCGCACCTGGTCGAGCTTGACCGCCTGGCCAATGCTTGAGCATGCCCAACACTGCAGCACCGTCCAGTCGTTGTGGTCGGCAGTCTTTTGGGCCGTGTCCACCGTCAGGAAGCGGAACTCAAGCTGCGGGATGCTTGACCAGAACTTGAACCAGTCGGTATTGATGATGCCGCCGCCTCGGGGTGCTGGCCGTTGTTGCAGCTGTCCGGCTGTGCCGTAGGTTCCCAGGGTTTGCTCCAACTCGGTGACCTGGGCTTCACCAAAGCGCTCGGGGAACATCAGCTCGCCTTCCTTGGTGCGCGGGTCAGTCCAGCCGATGCTGGTGGTGCAGCGGAAGGCAGGCTCAAAGCGCATCGGGATGCACAGGTGCGTATAAGGCAGACCCATCTCCTTGATGACGCCGGAAATGTCTTTCTCGTTCAGGCGTTGCATGATTACAACGATAGCCGACTTGTCCGAGTTGACGCGGGTCGGCAGGGTCTCGGTGAAGGCAATGCGTGCGGCCTCCAGCTTGGCCGCGCTGTTGGCGTTGTCGGCGCTGATTGGGTCGTCCAGTATGACACGGTCGCCACGCACGCCGGTCATGCTGGTGAAAGCTCGGGCCTGCCGGATGCCTTTGCGGGTATTCCCGAACTCTCGCTTTCCGTCCAGGTCGGCCAGGAGGTCAAGCGGCCAGAGCTTCTGGAACCACTCGGACTTGATCAGGTCACGGCAGCGTCGGCTGTCTCGGATGGCCAACTGCTCCTCGTGGGCCGTACCCACAAAGCGCATCTCAGGCAGGCCAACTGGCCCCCATTCCCAGGCTGGCCAGATCACGCCGGTCAGCAGGGACTTCATAGAGCCAGGCGGCACGTTCATCAGGAGGCGGGTGATTTCGCCCTTGGTCACGGCTTCCAGGTGCAGGCAGATGGCGTCCAGCGCCCAACCCCACTTCAGTTGCGCAGCCGGTTCAAGCACGCGCCAGGCACGCTTGGCAAACTCGGCCAGGCTGCGCTTGCACAGTTCGCGCTCGATGGCCAGAAGGTCAGCTTGCGTCAGTTGCATTTTTGCAGCTCTCAAAGTGGTAACGCTTCATGATCGGAACACCACCAATCAGCAAACAGTGTGGGCATTGGATTTTTGGTTTTGGTTTACCGGACATGGTCTCGCTGATCTTTTTTCTGGTGTTTGAATCTCTTGGTTTCCCGGCCATGTGTTTGTTGCCTATTTTTTTGGCACTCAACTTTTCTTTGGTTTCATGGCTGAAAACTTTTCCGATGTGTGAAATAGAAAGTTTTTTTCTGGTTTCTTCGGTTGGGACATAACCAGAACATCCTTCTCCGCCATCAGTCATGTTGCAAAGCCGAATGCCAATGGCACGAAGCTGATCGATTCGTTCAGCCTCAGCAAGAAAAGCAAGTTCCTCTGTGACGTTTTGAATCGTCATGCGCACAGAAAAACCACCGGATTTCGCAACAATGCTTTTCCAATGTTTGCTTCTTTTGCCGGTAACGTAAGCGCGTTTTTTGCAGCCTTTGCCAACGTAAAAAACATTTCCAGTGTCATTGCGGATGTGCTCATAAACGTAAAACATTTTTTCTGGAACCGGTGTCATTGCTTACTCGCTACCAGTTGCATCTTTTGCGGCCATGATCTGCGCTAGCACATCGGTGCCAAGTTGGGAAACGTCCAGGGTGGCCACGGCAATCGGTGCGCCGTTGGCTCCGGTGTGCTCCAGCTGCCTGGGCGGTTCTTTCCAGCCCATCTGGCACTTCGACCACCAAATCTGCGCGGTCGTGTCGCCTGCCATGGCTTTCTGGAAGATGCCCTTGCCGATCTGAGCGTTGGCCTTGGCCTTGCCGTTCACCAGTTCGGTGGCGAACTTGTCGCGCAGCGTGTCGATGCAAATGCCTTCTCGAATCAGGGCAGCGATCTGCTCAAACGGCACGCCGTAACCCGACATTGCCTCCACCTGCTTGCGCTCGGCATCGGTCGGCTCAAAGGGTTTGCGGCCAGCGCCAGGACGTGCGCCGCCGTTCTTTTTGGGTTGAACTGCCTCTTTTTTAGGCAGTCGGGTGGATTTTTCAGGTGTTTTTGCCATTTGTAACCTCCGCGAAAGGTTCGCCAGTTTCTGCGTGAGTTGCTATTTTGCCTGTGAAATCCTGCCAGCGCTTCACAATCACATCGCAATACTTTGGATCAAGCTCCATGATTCGAGCGACGCGCCCGTTCTTCTCGGCTGCGATCAGGGTGGTGCCAGAGCCTCCAAAGCTGTCCAGGACTTGGTCGCCGCCCTTGGTGTTGTTCAGGAGCTGGTACTCGAACAGGGCCACCGGCTTCATGGTCGGGTGCTCACCGTTCTTTGCTGGACGGTCAAACTCCAAGATGGTGGTTTGCTTTCGGTCTGCTGCCCAAAGGTGGCCTGCTCCCTCTTTCCAGCCGTACAGGCAAGGCTCATGCTTCCAGTGGTAATCCTGGCGTCCCATCACAATGCTGGACTTCTTCCATATCAAGCACTGTCGCACAGCCCAGCCAGCGTCCTTGGCCGCGCCTCGGAAGTTGTAGCCCTCGGAGTCTGCGTGCCAGATGTAGAACACAGCGCCAGGCTTCATGACTGTGTCGGCTGCGGTGTAAGCATCGCGCAAGAACTGTCGAAAATCCTCGTCTGGCATTTTGTCGTTCATGATCTTGAGGCCGTTTTTACGCTCTGGATCGCCATGATTTCCGCCCTGCACAGCTACGTTGTACGGTGGGTCGGTCAGCCACATGTCCACCAGCTGGCCGTCGGTGAGCTTTTCCAGGTCGCTGACGCTTGTGCTGTCGCCACACAGGAGGCGGTGCTTACCCATCACCCAAATGTCACCGGGCACGGTGCGCGGATGTTCGGGCAGCGGTGGTGCATCGTCAGGATCGGTCAGTCCTTCAGTTCCAACGGGCGCCAGCAGCTCCTTGATCTCGTCCAGGTCGAAGCCGGTCAGCTCCAGGTCAAAGCCAAGCTCCTGCAGGTCGGCAAACTCAACCTTCAGCATTTCGGTGTCCCATCCTGAGTTCAGCGCCAGCCGGTTGTCGGCAATCACATAAGCGCGTTTTTGCGCGTCTGTCAAGTGGTCGAGTCGGATGCACGGCACGTCGGTCAGGCCCAACTTGCGTGCAGCGAGCACTCGGCCATGCCCGGCAATGATTCCCCCCCCCCCGTCAATCAGCACTGGATTGGTGAATCCGAATTCCTTGATGGATGCAGCGATCTGGGCCACCTGCGCGTCGCTGTGGGTGCGACTGTTGCGTATATATGGAACGAGCGCATCAATATGGATTGCCTCAAGTTTGTCTGGCAGTTTCATGCTTTTGCTTTCTTGGTTTTGAGCGCTTCCGCCCGGTAGTATTTGGCCAGTTCGATCAGGCCTTCGTGAGCGTATTTGCGCACCGTGTTGTCGCTTTCGATGCTTTCGACGGCTTGCAGGCCGATCCGTTCGACCAGGCGCTTGCGGTATTCCACATGGTTTCCGGCCAAATAGTTGTTGCAGTGCTTGCATTGGCCGTGGCAGTTTTCCTCCACAAACCTCATGTTCGGTGCGCTGCCGACTGATCGGTAGTGCCCTGCATCGTAGGTGTTCGGCTCGTTGCTCAGTGGCGTACCGCAGGAAATGCAGGTTTTACCCGCGTCCCTTGCCCGGATGAATGCGTTGAAGGCCGTCTGCGCTTTCTTGGTCAGCTGCGGCTTGGTTTGCATCGCGTCCAGCTTCTGGCGGGTCTCCTTGCGGTCTTTGGCCTGCTCCTTGGCCTGGGCCTTTTCCGTTGCTTTCCTGGCCAACACAAGGGCGCACGGTGGGCTGCACACCGTTTGCAGCGGCCTGGTCTTGGTGTAAGCGCACTGGCAGACTTTGCACTTGGCTGGTTTGGTCATTTGACGCCCCTGTCATCCAGCCAAAGCATGAACAGCAAACAGCAGCCAGCATGGGGCCAAATGGTGCAGGCCGCTTTCTGGGTCGTTTTTTTCGCCATCGCGCCAGGCGTGCACGTGCCGCATCAAGGCGTCGTAGTAACGCTCCGGGCCTCGATCAACGTGCTGCCAGTTGTTCTCCGTGTACTTTGCTGCACCGAACTCCAGCACAGCAATGATCTGCTGGACGGTTCCGGCAGGCAAAAGGCTCCAGCGTGGCTTTTTTCCGTCGTGCTTAGTGCCGATCATGTGATCTCTCCGGTGTCTGGGTCGATGAATTCTGGCGCGGTGAACTTCACGCCTTGCTGCGCACCGAAGGCCTCGATCAGGTCTTGCAGCTCGCACATCTCTGGCTTGGTCATGTTGCTGGTGGACTTTCCCAAGGCAACAAAGCCGCCGTCGATGCCTGGCACGACGTCCTGCTTGGTCAAGGCAGCGGTGAGCACGTCCTTCCAGTTTTCAGGGGTCAGCTTCCTGCCGTACCAGTTCACCTGTTTGCTGACGTCGGTCAGCATGGCCCAAAGCCTGCGGTTTTGTTCCAGGCTGCGCGTTTCTTTCCTGACCTCGACGACCATCCGGTGGCCAGCCATCAGGGATGCCTTGATCAGCGGCCAGATTTGCTGCGTCAGGATTTTGTGAGCCTGGACTGGCTCGAACAGCGTGATCTTGATGCGGTCAGTCATGTCAGGCACTCCCGGACTGCGATCCAGCACTCGTCGAGGCTGAGGGGGGTTTCGTCAATGCCTGGGCGACGGATGCCAAGATTCGCTCCCGGCCAGGGTTCTGCGGGTATCGGGCAATCGCTGCCAGCATCCCTGCTGCTGCTTGTTTGTTCGGCCTGGTGCTGATCACCAGCCGGGTGCAGCACTGTAGGCACCCAAAGTGATACTGACCGGACAGTGGGTTCTTGGCGTTGGCTTGGCAGGCTGTGCATGTCATTCTCCCTCCTGGATTCTGAGCGCCTTCTTTGCGCACTCAAGGCTGCCGATGTTGATTCGGTCGCCAGCGGCCTGTCTGGCCAGCAGCTTGCGTGCCCAGTCTTTGCCGTCGTTCATGGCCACAAACTCCACCGGGCCGATGGGCTTGGCTTCTGGCGGTGGAAGTCTGCGAGGCTGGTCGTCGCTGAAGGTCTTGCGCGGCATCACGGCTTTGCAGATCGACTCGAACTGCGGCAGGTTTGGTGGGAAGGCAGGGCACTCGTCGGCCAGGCGCTTAGCTGCCGTCTCGATGGTTTCCGGTGAATACTTGGCCAAGGCTGCCTCCCAAACCAGCATGGCGGCACGGATGCCCTTGTCTTTGCCGTTGGCGTCGCGCTCAGCTGTGGAAAACTTGGTGGTGAACAGGCTTCCGTAAGACCCGTGCAAAACAATGAACAGCTTGCGGATCGTCGGGTTGTCGCCACGTGGTGCGGTTTGTTGGCCAGCGTTCTGGATGGCCTGGCTTGCCATTTCTGCGAGGTTATTCATGGTCGAACACCCCATCAAAGATTGCGCGGGAGGCTGCAGCGTGTTTGTGCTCGTTCCGCCCTTGGGCGCTGCGTGTCACGGTCTGCCGGCGCACCCAGTTTCGCCAGGTGGCTGGCCAGTCAGTTTTGACGCCCTTCTGGCCAGGCTGTGCAATCCAGTAGTCCAGGAACTGGTCAAACACCGTTTGCGGGTCAAGGTCTGCGCGTTCTTGCTTGCAAAATCCAATCCACTCGTCTGGCAACTCAAAACCTGTTGGCAGGCGCGTTCCGCGCTGCGTCTTTGTGTTTTTTGGTTCTTGGTTAATGGTTCTTGGTTCTTGGTTAGGTGGCGCTTCGTTTACAGGTCGTGCACGGTTCGTGCCATTCTCTTTACGCTTCGTCTCTCTATCCAATGCGATCCGTTTGTTTGTGTCTGCTTTCGCGTGATAGTCCAGCAGCTCAGCCAGGATGCGGTCTTGCACATATTGGCCCTCGTCATCCAGCTTGAAAAACCTGGTCAGCACGAACTTGACGGCATCAATCTCGGCCTCGGTGCTGGCCCAAGTCCACTCGATGGCCTCTTCAAGCGTGGGAAACTTCTCACGGTCGTAGCACGAATCAATCAGAAGCGTGTACGCACCGTGCTGCAACATGGACAGCCGTCCGCATTTTTTGGCGTAGTCGCCTAGGTTTCTTTTGTAATAGTGCATGGCACTTCCTCGCAAACCCTCCAGAAAAAAGACTTACGGCAGGCGGGAGGTTCGCTCTTCGAGTGGGTAGCTACTCCCACCCTAGCCGGGTCTTGCATCACTTTACCTCAGACGACCATGTCGCTCAAGGACTTTCGGAAAGCTGGCCCAAATTTCTTGTCCAGAACTGGCCGCCACTTGTGCGCCACGCCATTGTTGGCCCAGGCTTGCACGGCAGGGCCGCTGACATCTCCCAAAGCCTTGGCCAGCTTTGCATAGCTGCCCGCCTGCTTATGAGCAAAGTCATAGACATGAAGGTAATAGGTGTCATCTTTTTTCATAGGCCAGACTATAACAGAAGTTTTTAACGTGACTAAAAATTTATTTTTGCGGAATACTGTAAAATTTTCTTGTAATGGTGTATGATTCGTTTCACCAACAACCACCCACGAAAGGTAAACACGATGCAAGACGACTTTTACATAAACGCGGTGGACGGCAATGCCGCCATCGTCAGCCAAAACGAGGAGCACATCTCGCTTGGCGTGCACATCCGAGGCGGCAGCTGCCGCATAGACCTGACGCCAGCGCAGGCCCAGGAGCTGATCAACGCAATCACCCAGACTTTGAACCAGGAGACAACAGCATGACAACCGAAAAGCAAAACGTTTACCAACTGATCTCGTTGGTGGCTGGCGAACTGGCCAACACCGGCATCAGCAAAAACCAAAGAAACAGCCAGGGCATTGGATACAACTTCCGAGGCATTGACGACGTTTACAACGCCATCGGCCCATTGTTGGCCAAGCATGGCCTGAGCATCCTTCCGCGCACGCTTTCAAGAGATTGTGTGGAGCGCGTAAGCGGCCAAGGGAAAGCGCTGTTTTATGTGACGGTGGACATGGAGTTTGACTTTGTGAGCGCACACGACGGCAGCAAGCACACGGTCAAGATGTATGGCGAGGCCATGGACTCTGGCGACAAGGCAACCAACAAGGCCATGAGCGCAGCCTACAAATACGCCATGTTCCAGGCCTTCTGCATTCCAACAGAGGGCGACAACGACGCGGATTCACAGACCCACAACGTGGCCGCAAAACAGACGGTGCCAGCCGGTTACGGTGAGTTTGAGGAAGCCACCCTGCCAGCCATGCGCGAGGCCGCTATGCAAGGCAGCGAAACCTTGGCCGCAGCGTTCCAGGCTTTGCCCAAGTCGGCACACAAGGCAGCGTTCTGGCAAGCCCAAGGGCCAGCCCTCAAGAAGGCCGCCAAGACCGCAGACGAGCAGGAGGCAGCATGAGAGTCATCACAGCAGATCAAGGCACCGAAGAGTGGAAGCAAGCCCGAGTCGGTGTGCCATCTGGCTCCAAGTTCAGCGACATCATGGCCAAAGGTGGCGGGGAAACCCGCGCCACTTACCTGACCGCCTTGGCCTTGGAGCGCATCACCGGGGTGCGCGAAGAGTTCAAGACAACCTTCGCCATGGAGCAGGGCACCGAGCGCGAGCCTTTCGCCCGGTCTGCATACGAGGCCCACACAGGCCAGTTTGTCACCGAGATCGGCTTCTGCATGCACGACACGCTGCAGGTCGGTGTCAGCCCTGACGGTTTGGTTGGCAAGGACGGCATGACCGAATACAAGTGCCCGATGCCAAAGACCCACCTGGAGTATTTGCGGCTTGAGCCAGGCAAGTGCCCGACGGCTTACCGCTGGCAGGTGCAGGGCCAGCTCTGGGTGGCCGAGCGCGAGTGGTGCGACTTCGTGTCCTACAACCCAGATTTTCCAGAAAACGCCCAGCTCATCATTCGCCGTGTGATGCGCGACGAGAAGGCCATCAAGGAGCTGGAGATCGAGGTGCTCAAGTTCCTCGGTGACATTGAGCGCGAGGTCGAGTTCATCCAGTCTTACAAGGATGCAGCATGAGCCGAATACCACTGAAAGACATGCAAGCGATTCTTGAACGAACAACCTATCAAGACGACTATGGCGTGCATGGGTCAATCTTCATACATTGCAGAATTTGCGATCACGAAAGCGGTGCTGGTGTCTTATACCGACCGAACTGGCATGCTGCAGATTGTCCAGTGCCTCGCCTGAAGCGCAAGTACAGCGAACGCGGAGCAATCAAGAAAGGCGGTGCAGCATGAAAGGCCGCGACCTTCGAGACGCTGGCATCGCTGCCGTGTCCATTGGCCGAGAGGACTGGATCGCCAAGGCACGCGACATGGCCATCTGGATTGCCAAGCAATCCGGCAAGGTGACCATCAACGACGTTCGGCAGCTGATCGATCTGCCAGACGACTTTCACCACAACACCTGGGGTGCGGTTCTGAGGGGTGACGCCTTCGAGCCGATTGGATACTGTCAAGCAACCCACCCATCGGCCCACGCTCGGGTCGTTCGGGTTTACAAACTGAAGGAGCAAGCATGAAAGCACAAGGACTGGCACGCATCGGCAAAGACGCCGAGGTGAGATTTACACCAGGAGGCACGGCCGTTGCCAACGTCTCGCTGGCATTCACCTATGGAAAGAAAGGCGAAGACGGCAAGCGCCCGACGCAGTGGGTCGATGCCTCGATCTGGGGACAACGAGCAGAACCGATGGCACCTTACCTGCTCAAGGGCAAGCAGATCGTGGCGTATCTGGAGGACGTGCACCTGCAGACCTACACCAAAGGCGACGGCACGCAGAACACCAAGATGGTTGCACGCTTGGCCGATCTGGAATTTGTCTCTGATAATTCAGACCACAAACCAACACAAAAGCCGCAAAGTGCGCCACAATCACGTCCAGCGCCAGCACCGCAAGGCTCAGGCTTTGACGACATGGACGACGACATTCCATTCTGAGATTTTTTACCACCACTGAAAGGCAATCATGAAAGAAGCATCCAATCGACCAGCATCTGCAGCAACAGACGTGCCTGAGTTCATATCTGACCTTGATGGCGGCATGTTTGAGCGCATCCTGTCTCAGGCAATGTCAGAAACCGCAGCCGCAGCAATTGACCACGGAAAGATCGGTGAGGTAACGATCAAGTTCAAGATCGACCGTATTGTTGGCACGCACCAGGTGCGCCTGCAGCACGACGTCAAGTTCAAAAAGCCTACAAGCATGGGCAGCGTCAGCGAGGAAACAAGTGGCGCTACGGTGCTGCACGTTGGAAAGTACGGCCGCCTGTCCTTGGCGCAGCCTTCGCTCCTTGAAAACGAGCGCCAGACAAATATGCCAGGCCTGTAATTCACCATCAACAGAAAGACATCAATCATGTTTGACAAAGAAGCCATCAACGCCCTGCAAGAAGGTACGTCCATTGATCAGGCCCGATCTGCCCTGGAGTTCTGCAAAACCACCGACGATTTGGCAGCCCTGCCTAGCGACTTCAAGCTGCACGACCTGGAGCAATACCAGCAAAACCGCCGACGCGCCCGTGGCGTTATGGCCACTCACAGCTTGAGAGACTTTTCGGCATACACCAAGGTTCACGCTGAAACCGGTGCCATCGTGTTTGTTGATGCAGATGAAATGAGCGCCACAGCGGTGCTGAACCTTGGCACTGCTACTGCGCCAGGTCACACCGACAACCGCGCCAAGCTGCAACTGAAGCGCACCGCAGCCTACTCGGCATTGAAGTCCAATGCCTCCAGCGTCCAGGCGATCAGCCAACTGAAAGCCGCTGAGTTCTTGGAAGACTGGCCTGGCCATGTCCAGTGCTTCAATGACGATGGCACCATCACACTGCCAAAGGCCATTGCAGCGATCCGCAAACTGTCCATCGAATCCATGCGCAACCTGCAGTCCAGCGAGCAGTCGCTCAGCGCCAGCAAAAGCACATTTGAATCGGTGAAGGCAACCAGCGCCGAGCCGATCCCAACCACGATTTACTTTGACTGCGAGCCGTACCACGGCCTGAAGTCGCGCCAGTTTGTTTTGCGCCTGGGCGTGCTGACTGGTGGCGACAAGCCAGCGATCAGCCTGCGCATCGTGAAGCAAGAACTGCACGACGAAGAAATGGCCAACGAGTTCGCCGACATGGCACGCGAAGCCCTTGGGTCTGAACTGCCTGTCTTGATTGGCTCCTATGCCAGCAAGTAATCATTCAAAACAAACGGAGAAACTATGAGCACACGCATTTACCTGGTCACCGACGTGGAGACCAACAAACACCGCCTGATTCGCGCAGGCAACCAGGCGCAGGCCATCCGGCACGCCGCACAGACCCGATTCGACATCGAGGTGGCTGGCCAAGACGATCTGGTGAGCCTGCTGACTGGTGGAATTCCGGTTGAGATGGCTGGCGCTGGTGCCACAGCCGACATGTTTGAAGAAGCGCAGGAGGCAGCATGACAACCGGCAACAAACGCCAATACGTGACCGTGCGCCTTCCGGACGACATCATGGCCAAGCTCAAGGCCGAGGCCGAGCGCAACACCCGCAGCCTGTCTGCCCAGGTGCTGCATTACCTGAAGCAAGGCTTGGAAAAGGTGAAAGCATGAAGCGAGGCTGGCAGTTTGACGTGGAGTGGTTCAAGCGTCGCTGGCCGCTGTTTGTGTGCGGCATTCACCAAGGCCAGTTCTGCCTGTGCCTTTGGGTGGTCGATGTGACCATCTGGAGATACTGATGGACAAGCGCTATGTCCTGATGGCCGTCCTACGGCCTTCATCCATCCACCTGGCCGCGTGCCGGGCACTTTCCTGTGGTTCACGGCCAGCGATGGCTGTGTTCCTTGACCGAGTTGAAAAGACATTCAGCATCCTGGAGTACAAGCCATGA